CCGAGCCGCCGATCATAGCCTCGTTGTAGTTCTGCCAGAATCCGTGGTCACGTGGCATCTGGTAAGTGACTGCCATGGGGTGACAATGGACGATCGGCGAGAACACCAATATATCATGAGTGAGACACCACCACGTGGCATGACGAGCACGGACGTAGCGCTCATGCATTATCTCGAGGACGGGATCACTGTACGGAGACGCTAGATAGTAGAAGCTCACGATGCTTTCTCCGTGTGTTTCAGGGTGCGGGCCCGCTTGAGGGCGTCTCTGGCGAGGTCGGCGAACTCTGGATTTCGTTCAAGTCCGAGAATAGATCTTGCACCAAGCGACTCAGCCGCTCGCAGCGAACTTCCACTTCCGCATGTGGGATCAAGGAGAACCGTATTTTCATCGACGAGCATCCCGAAGAAGTATCGCAGCATAGGCTCGGGTTTTTCAGACATATGCCGCTCCCGAACAGTCGGCGCGGCGTAAGCGTTAGAAACAGCCCTAACAATTTTGCGATCCCCTCTGGACCCAAGTAGACAAGTTTCGTATATTTGCCGGGGACCTCGCTCGGGATCAGGGAGAATTCCAACGCCATCACTTTTCATCCATATGAGAGGCATGGGATTAAGCTCCCAGCCCATGCACGCGAGGGCGTGCGCGGTTGGCTCGTAGAGCCGATCGTCACCCTTCCGCATAGAGAACCAGAACATAAGGTGACACGAGGGCGCGCAAAGGAACTTGGTGGCGACCTCAAGAGAGTGCATGAGGGTCTCCCAGGTCTCTTTCGAGTCGGCATATCCGCCGTGCGCGGCAGCTCCACCCTGGTTGAAGTCGTCAGCGCCGATCCCGTAGGGAAAGTCACAATGGAGTAGATTGAACCGCATTTCCGTAGTGGTCTCTCGAACCCACTCATTAAAGTCACAGACGAGGATGTCCTCCGGCCGCTCGGGAGTCAGGGCCACGCCCCCGAAGGTGCTGTGCAGTCGACCTATGGTTGCTTGGTCACGCCGCTCCCGGGCGCGCTCCGCAATACCAACTGCGGTAGAAAGTTTCGGTGCATCTATTACCATAGTGTTGCCGCGCTCGATCTCTTCGGCTACTTGCAGTAAGCGGTTGGTATGTGGCCTCGAAAGCCCAATAGCCTCCGCTGTGTCGCCTTGAGTCCAACCTGCGGCTTCGGAGGAGCGAAGCCGGTGATACTCGACCACGGCATTCACTTGGTCCTGCCACGAGATGTCCTGGCGCTTGATGTTCTCTTCAAGTTCAATGGCGCGAAGTCGCGCGGGCTCGAGTTCATCGGTGTACTGGACGGGCACGGTCACCCAGCCCAGCGATCGGCAGGCAGTATATCGGCGTTCGCCCGCGACCAGGGTGAGGTCCCTTGTGACGACGAGTGGGTGGATGAGGCCCAGGCGACGAATCGAGTCTGCCAGGATGTCGATGTCACTTAGGTCTCGTCGTTGTCGCTCGTCCCGTTGGACAGTTATGTCGCCCAACGGGACCAAGTGGAATTGTCCAGAAGTCATGGTTGGTTAGTCCTCCTTAGATTTATGTAACCTCGCTCGTTGTTCGTTCATTGCTTGCAGCATGGTCTCCGCAGTCGTGACGAAAGATGCAACACGATCAGAGAACTTCCGTCCCTGCTCAAGAATACTATCAGCGAGTGCGTTAGCTTCAGCCCGAATGGCTTCAGCGTGCGTGACGGCAGCCTCACCAATCTCACGGATCTGGTCCGAGGTCTCGACCGAGATGCGATCAATTCCGCGCGCACTAAGCTCTCCTATCCTTGCCAAGTCTGGTGGTCCGCCGTTGTTGCCTGCGCGAGCGGGCGGCTCGTGGTAGATTGGGTCGGGCTGACCCTGGGCATAGCCCTGGCCTTTGATGCCACGGATGCTGGTATCAAGTCTAGCTATATCGTCTTGTTGTTTCTCGTCCACTGTTTTGACTCCACTGGGTATTGCTCGGTCCGAAACGGACCGAGCGGGTTCATTCACTTTTTAACATGGATAGATGCTTTCCACTCACCACACCACGCCTCTGGAGAGAGCACGGGGAAGTAGGTGGTCACGGTATTCTCCTCGGCCTTAGTAATGGTCGGGGGATATCTGTGGCAGGCGATTGACTCGGGCCCGCACACCATGCCATAGTGGCATGTATTACAGATTTTGACTGCGGCCATGGAGGCCTCCTCTAAGAGTGACCGGGGGGCAGGGAGTGGATGCCAACGTCGCCCCCCGGCCGCACTTACTCACGTCTGGGAGTCAATCAAACGTGAGAAGTGCTTTTCAAGAGCTCTCTAAGTTTATCTACGAGCATAGGTTTTACCCCTTAGACGTGGGCGGTAGACTCTACACGATGGAATACCCGCTTACCGTCTTGGGACAGCTCGTGTTTGAGCTTAACCAGCACTTGTGTCCCGGGCGCCTCGGCCACCATTTCTTTGAGGCCCTTCTCGCTTGCCGTCCCCTCTTCGCCCGGCTCGATGCCGAGGTGCTCTACGAGGAGTTCTTTGAGCCGCCACACCGCAGTATCTGTGATATAGTAGTCATTAGTGATAGTCTTGCCAACAACCTGGCCTTCGGCGGCCGCAGCCGCGTCAACGTCCCCTTGAGGGGAGAGTATCTTGAACTTGGCTTGAAGGAAGTCAGTCTGTTTCTGGGATGACTTTCCCGGGGTGAGGGGGCCGTCAACGAGACAGTGGTAGGTCCCCACCGGATACGCCTGCGGTGGCTTGATGTCAGACGCCTTGCGATTTAGGATCTCCTCGAACGATGCCATCTTTAGTCTCCTTGGTTCAGGGGTGGAGTATGCCACCGGCCTGTAGTCAGTCAGCCCTTGGGCTGCCGTCTGAGTTTTGCGTGATCGCTACGTTAGCCCACATCGCAACCTCACGCAATTTGCGAAGTAGGTAGGTCTTGTCCGGGCCCTCGGGAACCCGCTGATCGAGTACCTCGGCGTACTCAGCCGCGGCATTCCGACAGGCAGCCATGTCGTATTTTTGGTCCTCGGTTGGGTTCAAGTAACCGAATGTCGCCTCGTTCAAGGCCATGACTCACTCCTTTGCCGTGTCGATCAGGTCGATCGCGCTATCCAGGGAATCCATTGCCTCGCCCAGTCCGTCGATCCCTGCGGTAGCCTTCTCGCCCTTCTCTCCAGATTGCATAGACTCTGGCATGGCCTCGAAGGACTCCTCTTCTTCGCCCTTGATTTCCTCGACGATCGACTTAGCCTCGCCGATCAGTTCAAGTGCTCTCTCGAGCTTTTTTCGTCTCTCTCCGTTCACCGTAGTCCTCCTCCTACGACCGTAATGTCTCAAAGAACGTGCCGAGTCCGGTCTCGATCGGCAGCGTGGGCAGCATCCTGAACGACGCGGGATTGGCTAGGTCTATCATTGCTGTCGGCGCCGTTTGTATAGTTCTTTTACCCGCCGCGGTCTGGGCCAATGCCACACTATTAAAGTACCGGGGAATTTGCGGAGAAAGAGCCGAGCCGACGGCAGTGGGATAACCTTTCTTAGTCCCGTCTGGGTTGTCAACATAGCGGACGTGAGATATAACAATGACATTAGTTCGGAATGACTCCGAGGTGAGGAGTGCAAGGACAGCTTCAATTGCATCCTGGGAGTCTTTATAGACCGCTCGAACATCATACTTTCCATCCTTGGACTTCGCTACGAGCGGTTCCCGGAAATGAAAGGCCGCATCACTCATGAAGGTGAGTGAGTCGAGGACGAGGATGCAGTCCTTCCCCCACTCCGAGGGGTTGCCTAGGTCCGTGGTGCCATACTTCCATGCGTCGAGCATCTTCAGCCCGTCGATAAACGCGGTCGCGGTGCCCTTGACCACTGGTCCAATGGGCGTAGCAACCATCTGGTCGCGGAGCGTGCGGAACTCGATGTTCTCCAGATCCTTGGGGTTATCCCGCTTGACCACTTGCGCGAGCGCATCCAAGCCGTTATCATAATCCAAGATACGCAATTTGTACTTTCTCGTCAACGGAGCAAGGCTCCCGGTCTTACCCGATTTAGAGTCCCCCATAAGCAAAAGCTTGGTGAACTCAGAGCTTTGGTGGTTGCTCAGTATTGGCATCCGGCGGCCCTCCCTCTATGTCTAGTACTATTTGCAGCTTCGCTGCGTTGATCCCTTTTACCCAGGTGGGTATGCCCGTGGTCAAGCGGACGCCGTTACCCAACTCGACCGTGACCCGATCCTCGTGCAGGCGCACGTCCTCGCGCGGCAGGTCGAACTCAAGTATCACACTGCTCATGGCATGGGCCTCATTGGCATCTGGCAGGCCATTAAAGACAGGACCACGATAATGATCGAGGCGATCAGACACACCTCCACAATGATCATCACTATCCGAGCGCGACGACGCTCGCGTCTCATCTGCGAAAAAGCTCTTTGATATGGTTCCATCTGTGCTTCTTCTCGGGGTTCCCTGGGCCTCGGCGTCCGATAGGACGACCTTTAGCTATAGCATCTCGCATATTATCCGTATTAGTTCCTAGGAACAGATGCTCTGGATTTATACAGCGTCTGTTGTCGCAACTATGTAGGACCATAAGCTTGCCTGGATACTTCTTATAGTGTTTGTAGTAAGCGTAGCGGTGTGCAAGCCAATCGAAGCCATCTACTCTAAGATGGCCATAGCCTTTACTGTTTAGAGCACCCTCCCACAGGATGCAATCAGTTAACGGGGGATAAGTGGGTTCCACTCGCGGACCTCAAAGTCGCTCTCTAGAAAGCGATCCCTAACAGAAGGGCTCTTCGAGCAGATACCCCGGAAGATACACCCTCCGTACTTGTGGCAACTTTTGTCGTTCTGTGGCCAGTACCCATCCCAGGCGTACTGTTTGGCCTGCTTGAGGAAGACCTTCAGGTCGCGGTACCACTCGTCGAGTTGGTCGTTCGTTTTGAACACGAAACTCCGCACAAACCTACTAAAGCCGACCGCGATCTGTGCAGCATCCACGATGACCCCTTTAACAGGGGTCTTAAACGCCACCCTAGAAGCGAAAGAGTAGAAAGACATCTGGTTGTCGGGGTCGTACTGATCGAAGTAATATGAGCCGAGCGTCGAAGTTGTGGTTTTTCTGTCCATAACAAAGGGTTGTTCTTGGAACTCGACCACGCGATCGAGGTATCCGCACAGACTGTACCCGTCCTCTATCTCAAACTGAAAGTGCAGTTCGACCATAGGACGGCCAGTGTTTGGGTCTTTGCGCGTTTGCGCCGGGTCATCCTTGAATTTGTAGAGGTACCAAATGATGGTCCGGATTAGGTTTTCGCGGTTTTTCAAACTGACTTTGTCATCCGGCGGGAGGTCCGCGCTCCCACGCCAGGGTTTACCGTCGCGCCACGTCTGGAGTAGGATGCTTCGTACCGTGGCCTCGACCGCTTGGTCATGGTCGAGCCCGTTAAACTTGAGCATTTCGTACTCTTCGAGGGCATTGTGGTAGAGGATGCCATACTCCAAGTGTATAGCTTCGCCCCGGCCTACGAAACCCCGGATCATATGATAGTAGTACTTCCTCGGGCACTCTTTGAGCCAGCCCATGGACGTCGAGTCCCAAGCAAATTGAATATTACTGTCAGGAAGAAACGGGCTTGGAACGGCCTTCCCTAGAGCCAGGCTTTGACCACTTTCCGCCTGCGGAGAGGTTATACTGTGTGGTTTTTGCATCACTTCAACCCCAGCTCGTCCAGGGGGTTATCGCCCCCGAGGCCCAAATCACTGAGGAGATCCTTCGTAGCTTTGACCGCCTTGGCGCTCTTGGGCTTGGGCGCTACAGGGGCCTTGATGCCCAGCTCGTACTGGGCCTGGGCCTCGCGCATCCGGGCCACTATGGCGCCGATGTCCTGATCGCTCAACTTGAGCGGATCGCGGTCAAAGAGTTCAGAGATTTCACTCACGAACGTCCTCCTCTGGCACGAGGTTCATGTCGAGGTCCCCTATAAGGGGGATCTTCTGTGCGGCATCCTCTTCGATCTTCCTGATGTGGGCGTGGATAATGTCCCTGATGATCTTAGCTGCTCCAACTCGGGACGAGTAGAGTGATTGCAGTTTGGCATAATCACCCGCATAGAGATTGAGAGTGTGTTTAACTATTGCTCGGTCTTCACGTCTGCGCATTGGGTTTTTTCCTAACTAACCACAGCCGAGTGGGGTCAAATGGGCTAATGGCGATGCCGATCTGTTCCAAGTCCTCGTCTTTGGCCTCGCGGCGGGCAGCGTAGAGTCGCTGCCTCACAGCCTCCGCGTCAGAGCACGCGAGTTCTACCCCATGCTCTGACGACAAAGCTGCGTACCAGTGGTGAAGAACGGGCAACCGCTCCGCGGTCATGGCTTGGTCTCCAGGGCTGCCTTAGTGGGGTTGGCTCCGGGGACGCTAAGACAAACCCCGGAGCCTCCCGACACGCAGCGGTCGGGGTGACAATACTGCTGCGTGAACCCTTATTGGGCCGCTTGCGCAGAAGCGTCGAGCATCTCGCTCACCGCCTGCATTGCCTCCTTGGCCGCAGCCTTCTCGGCCTCGACCTGAGCGCGTGCGGTCGCGACGATCTTGCCATTCTCGCCCTGCGAGTCGATAAGTTGCTTCGCGGCCGCAGAAACGCGCTGTGCTGGCCACTGCTCCTGATCGAGGTTCTTGGACTTGATGGCCTGACGGACCATCTCGCGGGCGATGTTCATGGCGAGGGTCATAACCGGGTCGCCTCGGAACCCGCCGCCGCCAGTGCGAACGCCGAACTGGTAGTCGTTGGCGTAGTCATCGAGCTGTTGCTGGAGGACTTCCTGGGTGATGCCCGCCTCGTCGCCCTCGTTCACCTTCTTGGCGAAGTTATTGCGGAGGTTCTCGTGGTAGGTCTGGTTGAGCGCGCCCGCCTCGCCCTCGGTGAGCTGGTGACCAGCGGAATACCGCACTGGGACCTTGAAGGTCTTGCCCTGGATCGTGATCTCTTCGTAACCGTTAGCCATGGTAGATAGTCCTCCTTGTTGCGGGCCGCTGGCCCCGTTTTGGAACAAGTGACCCATAACGAGCGGGCCATATCGGGATGATTGCACATATCTCCCACCATGTCAACCGAAATCGACACAGACTCCACAATTATTTTCTAGGTGATCTCCTCCACTACGAAGTTGTCTACGAGGCGCGGCTCGATATAGAGGACGTTCTCCTCGGGCGAGCCCTTGGCGGGGATGCGCAGCACGAGAGTATCGAACAGGGAGTTGCCGTGCATCGGGTGGCTCTTGTCGGGGTGGATGTCTCTGTTGAGGGCGCGGTCGATCTTTCTAAGGTAGTTAGCGCGGGCGCGCAGTGTGATTGCCGCGGACCTACTAGAGCAAGGGATACGAATACCCTTTGGAGCGCGGAGGGCGCGCTCCAAAAGTTCTTGGACGTCGCCGAAGGCCTTAGAGCTTTTGTTGAAGCCTCCCATCAGTCAATCCTCGCGACCGCGAAACTCCGGTCGGGCTGGATAATGGCCACCCAAGAGTGAGGATAGAACACGACAAGTTCGTCGCGTAAGCGCGCCTCGGCCAAAGGGCGTATGGGCGGGTCGCCGGGGTAAGAGAGGCTGTTGTTCGCCTCTAGGCTAAAGCCCTCAAAAGGCTGGAACCCACCGAAGAGGTAGCCCGCGTCGATCTGCTCGCGCGCGGAGCGCGGGTCTTCGACCCGGAGCCAGCCTGGGATGTAGCCCAGGTGCTCCAGCGTCATCTTGGGGTGGAGAAGCTTCCACTCCACCTCGCCCGGTGGGGGCAAGGTGCCCCCACGTAGGAAGTCTGGTTTCTTAGTCATCGTGATTGCCTCCATTGAAGTCCTCTAGTCTGACAAAGAAGAGCTTCTCTTTCGCTCGCGTTTCGATGACATACTTGACGTTGAGTTCTTGCTCGAGGGACTCTCCGTCTTTAGCCCATGGGGATGGACATCGCTGGGGGTCCAAATGATAGACAACCGACCATTCAAGTCCTTTGCTTTTATGTCCTGAGAGAAGTTGTATGGGTCCTTTTGACGCAAAGAGATGCTCGCAGTATGCAATAGCTGCGCCGAGAGTAGGCCCGAAACCTGCGAAAACACGTAAACACTCAGCCTTATCCGCGACAACTCCCGCGTTTCGGGCTTTGCGGAGTTTCTCTTGTTCCCACGAGTCGATTGCCGCGAAGACATCAGCCTGCTCCATCTCGGGTGTACCGAGTTTCTTGAGGGCCTTGACGAGTTGGGGTCCGAGGTCGGTCCCAACCAAATGGACTCCGCGCGCGGCCCTCAAAAGGATGAGGGCGCACGATAAGAGTGGGGCGTTGTTGCGGCAAATCACTGCTGCGTTGTCAGGGATGGACGTAGCGTCCCACTCAGTAAGTGTTGTTACCTCGCCGGGCACAGCCCAAGAGGGCCATTTCATGTGAGGAACGCGGGAGTGTGCGTTCTTAACGATCTCGATCGCGCAGCGAAAGGACACCGAGAGTGTCATCTCGTGCATCGAGAAGCGGTCGCGGAGCCACGACATGCTGTTGGAGTCCGCGCCCCGGAAAGCATAGATAGATTGCCACGGGTCACCCACTGCACAGAGCCAGGACCCAGTTGGGACGAGCTTCTCTAGCATAACATGATTGAGGCGGGAAAAGTCTTGGGCCTCGTCCGCGAGCACGCGGGGATGCTGGGGGAACGAGCCCCCGAAGAGGGTGGGCATGTAGATCTGATCATCGAAGTCGATGAGCCCTGCATAGGCCTGTTTGATCGAGCCGAGGAGGGCATTGTTGACCAACTCCATGAACCAGCCCTCGGGCTCCTCATCGAGGTTGCCGAAGAACTCATCGGCGGTCAAGAGGGAGCGGCCAGTTGCCGCTCCGGCGGGGATGTAGCCATTCAGTTTTGCGCGCGAGATTGTTTTCATAATCTCGCCGAAGTCCTCATAGGCGTACTGTTTCTCGAGGCGCGAGAGTCGCTCGATGCCCTCTTTAACTAGATTGAAGTTCTTCCTCGTATCGAGGACGAGTCGCTTGCCGACCGCGGAGCCCCACACTCGGTGCCCGATCGAGTTCATAGTGGCGCACCGGACGTGCCCGGGCAAAACTTTGGACATCTCGTCCGCGATGCGCTTGTTGAATGCCAACGAAAGCGTTGGCACGAGGGGCATGTACTTGCACAGGAAGCGGAGGGTAGAGGTTTTCGCCGCGCCCGCGAGAGCGTTGATAAGTAGATTCTTGGGGCTTGTCCCCAGGGCGTAGTCGATGATGGCGGCTTGCTCGTCCGTAGCCTCGAGTTCCCGCCCGGAGACGGTAAGAGTGTAGGTCATGACTGGTCACCTTTTGTTGCCAGTAGTTGGTTAAGATAGCCCTCGATTGAGGTACTTAGCATGGCCCCGAGTGCTATAATCCACTCGCGGGTGATTGGAAGGGTCTCCTTTTCGTCCTGGGGGACAGCAGCTAGAAGTAAGTTGGCGCAGCGATGGACTCCATCGGGGTCCGCGCCCGCGATAATCATCAGCTCGTTGAGACGACGCACCGCGTCGTGGGCGTCACGAACTATGATAGGGGACATCGGATGCTCGGTGTCCCGGATCAGAGCCATGATTAGGTCTCTGGCCTCGAAATCGGTCATGTGGTCAGGCCACCGCAACGAGATGGCGAGTGCGACCGACAGGGTTTTTGCCGACCCGGATTTCCTCGCCCGTCGCGCGCACAACTGCGGCGACACAACAGAAACGGGGGCTGACCGTGGGCCCCCCGAACCAGTTTTCCATGGTTTTCTTGCTGACGCCCGAGGCCTTCTCGAGCACGGAGAGTGCTCGACCGAAGGAGATATTGTTGGTAACGGCGAAGATCTGCACGCAAGTGCGTGCGATGTCGATAACTGGGTCCTTGTCCTTGAAGAGATAGGTGCGGTAGAGCTTACTCACTGGATCCTCCTCCGAATAGGGCCGAAACGTCGTCGGCCGCAGTTGCCCGGGCCCGGGCCCGAACGGGCCGCGCTCTAGAAGTGATGGGGGCGGGGCTTGCCTGGTAGTGGTCCGGCCAGTCGGCTGGCAGGTCGCCGTCGTGTGTCCAGGGCTGGTCGTGCGTTCCGCTTGAAGTGATGTCAGAGATGTCGGCCAAGTCCTCGAGGCGCCAGTGGCGCCAGGGATAGGCCCGGTGGCCCGAGGTCGGAATGATCCAGGCGAGTTCCTCGCCGATCGACAAGCGGCTCGCCACGTCGAACGCAGGTTCCCCGTGGACTTTATGCAGTATGAGATAGAGTGCGTCCACGGATGGGCTCCCTTCTATAGACGATCGCGGCTATGTCACCGTAGTCCGCCACCACGACGATCGCCCGAGCGGGCGAGATGCGATCGAGTTCGAGGCGGATAAGGTCCAGTGCGGCCCGGAAGCGCCCGGGCGAGGTGCGCCATTCTAAGCGCACCTTCCCGCCGACAAGGATGCGGAGTTTAATCATGGGATTTCGTGCTCGTGCGAGAGCGCACGATACGCTCTCGAATGGTGGGAGCCTCTTTGGCCGCCTGGGTATAGGCCATGTTAATCATCTCGTGGATGATCGACTCGGGCACGTCGAGGGCTATGCCGCCCGCAGCTATAGTCTGGATAAGCACGGACATGGTCGAGATGTAGCCCTCCTCTGGGTCGGGCTCGCCTTCAATGATGAGGCGGTTGCGATAGGTGTCGATAGCCTTGAAGATGTCGCGGCCGAGTTCGCGTTCGAGTTCGGCCATGTGCTTAGAAGAAAGGGGCATGGTAGGGGTTGACTCCGTGGCCGAAGGCCAATGTGTTGCTACGTCCGAAACGGACAGGTAAGGCTTTATCGCTTGGCCCGTTCCCGGGCCAGGGCATCGCGTTCTCGCTCCTCGCGAGCGCGGCGACCGATGTCTCCCAGCCAATTGAAGTTGACATTGGGCATGGGCTTTGCCCCGGACCCACTTCCGGATCGCTCTTGGCAATTAGTGTAGATGGTGTTGCCGAGCATGGTCGAGGTGCAGTTCTGGGCCATTGCCACAGTAGTTGTGGCGATGAGCGCGCCTACGGCGCAGAGGGTGCGGGTCATTGGTCGCCCTCGGGCGCGGATTGAATGGAGTAACGCTCGCGGATTGTGATCTCGTCGAAGTGGTGGCACGTGGGACAGGTCCGCCGGTCGGAGTATCCGTGGGGGCAGGGGCTTTGCCCCTCGCGTTGTCGGGCCTCTTCACCCGCTTGGATGGCGATAAGGATGGTGGACACGTACTCCTCTGGTATCGCGGCCGCTCGTAGCTCCACGGCAACGCGGGATTGTAGGGCTGTTATGCCTTCGAGGGTGTTCATTGAGTATCCTCGTTTTCTTCGATGGCCCGCGCAGCTTGTACGAGGACCATTCGGGTGAACTTAGCGGTTGACATGTGGAGAGATTGTGCGGCGCGGTCGATAGTGCATTTGTCGGTCCAGGTGACGCGGGACACAAGTTGCGTTCCCCCTGGATCGGTGGTTAGGTCGTGGAGGTCGATTGTGATGAGCCTCATTGATGGTCTGCTTCCGGATCGCTCGTAGTGATCCGCTCCCAGTTATGCCAGGCTAGCCGCTGGCGGGGCACGAAGGATGTGCGGTCGTCTTCCCAGTCTATGTAGGCGCCGTTCGGGGAGACTGAGAGAACGCGGCCATCGAGGTGGCTGTCAAGGTGGCTGTGCCAGCGGATTGTGTCGCCGGGCGCGAGGGCCTCGATTTGTTCAGGTGACATGGGTTACTCCAAGGAGTTCGCGTAGCTTGGCGTAGGCCTCCTCGCGCGTTTGATAGGTCCCTACAACGTTGTCCCAGGGATGGTCTGAATGGATGCCGCGCTCGAGTATGCTAAACACCGGGCCCGGCCTTGCCATGATGCAGTATTTGTTGTCGAGGGTGCGGCCGCGCGCGGGCCCTCGTATCCAGCGGGTTATCCTGGGCATGGCGTCCACTCCATGGGGTACTGGGCCGCGGAGTGCGGCCGGAGGCCATTGTACACATGGAATTGTGGCGGAATTATGGCATTGCGATCACGTTTTGTTACAATGCCTGGAATGCCTGGTTTGAGTAATTGTCCTGTGGGCGACTAAGATGGTCACCTATGGAAGCCTGGGTTCGTCTATGTTTTAATGGGGGGCGCCACGGCCGAGGTGGAGCCATACCCTAGGTGGGGGTGTCCTTTCTTACTCTCTAAAAAAAAAAAATTTAGAACAGAAGGTGAACAACCTGGGCCCTGGCCCCTAGACCCTGCCCCCGAAAAGAGAGCGGATATGGCTGTTTGCATCGGGTATTCGTGCGGTGTCAAATATAGACAACGGAGGTTTCCATAGGCCAATATCTAGTATAATATAGCCAAATGCCAGTTACTCACCCTATATAGCTCCCAGGGCCCAGTGGCCAGGGGCCAGAGAAAACGGGGGCTTTCGCCCCCGCCTCACCTCGTCACTGCACTTAGGATTAAGATTGCCAGGACGCAGGCAATCACTGCGAGTTCTGGATGGCTCATTAGCGGTGCATCAGCCACCACAGCAACAGTAGCGCGCTGCCGTACTTCAGGA